AACACCAGAGTTAACTGGCGCAAAGCATAGATTGTCTCGATATCTGGTTCATCCAGAAGCACGCCACTACTAGGGTCGAACACACGTCCAAGGAAACCCGACAGAAATGCCGGGAGACCAGTACGACGCCCCGAAGCCTTTTTAAAGCTCGGAGCGTCCGAAGGGACGACAAAACCTTGGTCAAGCCATTTTTGGATGGCCTTTCCAAAGTCTGCCAGGGTTACGGCTAAAAACCATAACCCCTCGTGTTCAGCCCGCCCCGCGACATATTTTATGTCACGGGTGGCGCTAGTGCAGCATCGTATGGCCAATTCATTGGCCATACAGGACCAGAGGGACATCAGGCTTTTCACGCTACCTCCTTTCTAAGGGAGATTGGCGATCCCTAGCCCGATGAAGTCACCCCAAGCGTCTAGCAGTGATTAGCTGCGACAACGCCTTGGATAACTAGGTAGGAGAAGTTCAGTAGCGTGATGAGGACAGCCACCGCCCTTGCGGCCGGTGACGTCTTCGCCAGCTTATCTGACTTCCTCCGACCGCCGAAATCACTTCGACGGTTCGGAACCTGCCTGTTTCTCACTTAAGAGATCCAGACGGTTATGCTAGACGAGCCAGCCACGGACACTGTTCGGCCCCGTGTTGGGACCGATCATGTCGTAGCCCTCGTCCAGGTACAACCGGATCCACTTGTGCACCAACTTCGCCTTGCTGAAGTCCGCGTTAGCGAACAACAGCTCGATGAAGTCGCCGTCGTGGGCAATGTCCGAAATGGACAGTCCCAATCCGGCGAAGGCCGAGCCAACCGACAACTTATCGTCGTCGATTCGCGAGACCAACAGTGCCTTAGTGGCGGAATCCAACTCGAGGTTGGGGTGTATCGTATACAACGGTACTCCTGACTCCCGAAAAGGAATTCCGGGATCGATAGGTGAACAGACAAGCCCTACGTCGTCACCCATCTCGAAGACGGAACGACCAGGACCGTCGACGCCCCGTTACTCTTACGAGCAGCAAGGCGTTCGGTACTCGGTCGTCCCTCTCCGGAGCAAGCGCTTCGTGCAGAACTCCAACTTTACGTTGAAATTCCAGCACAAAGTGATCGAGTTCCTTCCAGGCATCCTTCTCATCCCCTTCTTGGGGAGGAAGTTGGCTGGAATGGAGCTCGAGCTTACGACGAAGAGTCAACTCGGAATTGAGCCCCTTAGGACTCGCCTCCGAGAAGCTTCGAGATGAGCGCGTCCGATGTGGCACTCAGCTGGGTTCGGAAACCGATCCAGACATTGAGTGCCTCGGCCGGCGTGTAGCCCGCGGGCGGAAGGTCGAAGACGGTGTAAACCGCCATTCCGACCTTCACGTTTTCCGTGGGCTTGAACACGTCAGCCGCCATCTTGGACGTATCGAACCGCACCATCCTGCGAATCCGCTTCCCGTACTGATGGGAAACGGTAAGCAGGTTGAGGCCATCCCCGGACTGGTACTCGGAACGGTCATCCCCCACGCTAGTGCGTGGGAGGCTGATCGCCGAGCCAGGCGGGATAGTGATGGTCTGCGGATCGGTGAACGACATGGGCATCCCTCCTAGGAGTCTTGTGAGACCCCCATTGGCGTTTGGTACTACAGTGCATCCGCTGCTAACTCCGGGAAAGTCCCAG